GGTCATACCGGCCTGCACAGCGGCAATCCGCTTAGTTTCGGCGTCATAAAGTTTGATCTGAGCCTCAAAGTCTTTGCGCTCCATGTCCTGCATCTCAATAGACTTGCCGACATTCTCAATCATCTGGTGCATCTGCTCCATCTCAGCGCCCATGGCCTGAATCTGTTGCTGGGCCGCCTGCAATGCTGGGTCTTCGTTGCCGTCTTCCAAGAACTTAGGATCAATGGTCTTGGCAAAGCGCTTGGACATTTCCTGTGCGCCAGGCCAGTCCATGTTCTTGACAAACAAGTCACCGGCAACAGTCCAAAGCTGGGGATTACCCTGTAACAGTTGAGCCATGGCTTCTAGCGCTTCTTGGCGCTTGGTTGCGTAGCCTGGGCCAGTTGTGGCCACCACGTCGTACTTGCCAACGCCGGGGTTGTAGATCTTTTCGATCACAATGCCTTGCTCATTGACAATCTTGTTGACGGGTTGAGGTTGATCAGGGTTGATCTTGACCATCTTAGTCTCGCCGTCTTCACCAATGATGCGGGCAATGCGTTGTGTGTCGTAAATCTTGGGGATCAAGTCCACCAGTTGACGGGCCACATGGCGCACGGCACGGGTCAGGTTGTCACCATAATGGAAAGTACCAACATCACCCTCACGCTGGCGGGCCAGAATGGCTCTGCCAGAGCGTTCGTTGCTTCCCATGCCCAAAGAGGCGTTGTATTGGCCGGTTGTAGACTTGATGTCCTCAGATGCGCCAGCTTTGGCTTGCAATAGACCGCTGGAGGCCATTGGGGGTTGCGCCCGCTGGGGTAGTGGCAAGACTGCGCCTTGGCCGTCTGTAACGTCTGGATTGACTTCCAAATAAGGCCAGTTGTTTGTGTTGGCTGTCTTCCACTTGTCTTCGTAGCCCTCAAACTGGCCACCGTAGCCAATGAACGGAGCCTTGGGGGCCAGTGCCAGCATTTCAGCTTCTTGAGACACCCAGTAGTTGTACATGCGCTGGGCATCTTTGGCGTTACGCACAAGGCCAGAAATGTAGATACGGCCATCAACCTCAAACTCATTACCAACAACACGGATCACGGGGATCCATTTGCCAGCCCACTCTTTTTGTTCAAGGATTTCATATCCGTTGATCTTGCAGTACATCACCCGTGGGCGCTCAGACATGCGTGATTTGACAGGCTTGCCAAACATGTCCTTAAGCATCTTATCTTCAGGCGTGCCTTCAAAGGCCGACTGGTTGCCGGGGTACAAATTCAGCTTGGTTTTGTCGTAGTCAATGTAGTAATAACTAGCAATACGCACTGTTTCTTCACTCAGCCAATTGCTGATTGACTGGTCACCTACGCCGAGGGACTGGAGCGTAGAGATAGGCGCGGCATCTGGATACTGGCGCTCATATTCTGCTTTTGGGAGGTCTTCGGTAATAAAACAATACTTGGCATCCGCACCCGTTGGGTCTTGGATCAATGGATCCATGTAGACCGAGAAGCTGTTGCGAATACGGCCAATTTTGATGTCTTGATCGAATGTGTTTTCGTCACAATACTCGGTCATCAGGGTGATGTAACCCTCGCCGTAAGACACTTGGTTTTCGCAAGCGGTGTCGTATGCCACGTCAGCGTCAGAGATGTACTCAATGTGGCGGATCATGCCGTTGAAAATGTCGGCCACTTCCACATCGGCATTGTCATCGACTGGGATGACCTTGGCGCCTGGGCGGTTCTGACGCATGTCATTCGTCACTTGACGAACGTGCTGCGGCAGTTTGTTAATCGTAAGTGTCGGGCGTGCGTTAATGGTCTGACCCTGCACCGCGCCGCGGGTGGCCAGTACGTCAGCAGGCCACTGCCAGTGATTGTCAGGAGAACCGGCATAAAAACGCAAATCGTCGATCTCATCTTCACGGCTCTCGGCCAGTGCAGAGACAGCCATGTCCAACCGAGCGCGGGCGGTTGTCAGAATGTCTGAATCAGACTTTGGTGGTTTGCCGCCAGCAGCTACGTTAGCGGCTGCGACTATTCCGGTTGGATCATTCATTCCAAAACCCCTAAAATATGAGGCTCACGCATCACGACGTACATCTTGCCGTCTTGTTTAAATTCTTGCCCTACACCAAAGTATACGTGATCTCCAACCTTGATGTCCAAACATTTTGAGCCAACGGCCACCGCAATGCCGGTTTCAGTCTGTGAGTTCAAAGGCAATACAAACAAGGGATGTTTTTCAACATCACGCTCAATGATGACGCAATCTTGCAGTGCTTTCATTTTTTCTTTTTCTCTGCTTCACGCTTAACACTGTAAGCAATTGCCACGGCTTGCTTGACTGGCTTGCCAGCTTTGACTTCAGCCTTGACGTTTTTGCGGAAGGCTTCGGGTGATTTTGATTTGACGAGTGGCATTATTTTTTCTTCGCAGTTTTAGCAGATTCTTTGAACGCCTTGGCGGTCGGTGCGCCTTTGTCGCCAGGCTGGCGCATTTTCTCTTTGCTACCAGCGGCTATGCGCTCACGTTTGGCTGCGATATTTGCATAGAGTCCGGGTTTAGTCGCCATGATTTAACACTTCCATCGTTTAAGAGCCGCTTTAGCGCGTTCGCCATCCTTGGCGTTGGCTGCCACTGCACCCATGCGGGCGCAAAATGAATCCTTGCGGCTCTGATCTGCTTTAGTCTTAGGGTTAGGCGCTGGCGCCTTGAGGTTTGAGCCTGTCGCGGCGTTGTACTTAGCGCGGCCTTTTTCAGTCAAGCCAGCACCTTTGGACACTGGCAGTTTTTCGCCGCGGCCAACGCTAAGAGAGACATTCTTTTTTGTAGCCATCTAACTTCCCATCCATGAAGTTGCAACCGCCGGTCTGTCAGTGTACTTGCGGCTTGTTTCCCTCGCAGTATATTCCCTATGAGCCACAGGAAACGCAAACGTCACGCATATTGCGTCAGCCGCGTCAGGACTTGCTAGGCCACGCGCCTTCATGTCCTTCTTTGACTCCAAAAATATAGTGCCCCTCGAATCTGGCTTGATCATAGGCGATACCAAATCAGTTTTCAAGAACCTATCTTTGGGAATTGATGCCGTTCTTAGCCAATCCTTCATTTTTCCCCACATTTCAGCCCTTTTATTGCCATACATGACCGGATTTGCCGATTTATTGCCAAAGTTGACACCTTTGACTTTGTACCTTTGTTCCTTCAATCGGTCAACAATGCCAGCACCCAAGCCACCCTCATCAATTACCACCATCGCAGGCTTAAATTCCTCCATGGCCTCAATGATGTGGCCAACCACCGTCATGGTGTCATCGCCTCGATGCCTGTCAATGCGCACAATGTCGCGTCCTTGGCGTATCGCAATCACCGTAGCATCAGCGCCAAAGCGTGCAGGGTCAACTCCAATGATGATTGGCGCAGTCTGATCCTTGTACTTAGGCCTATTCATGGCCTCATCCACAATGTCAGCCGGAATGAACTGGTCATCACCCTCAGATGGGAACATGCCATAGACCTCAACGTGCGCTTGGCTGGATTCGGGCCCGTATTCGTCAATGATGTTCTGGTATACCGCCTTATCAGTGCCTTCTACCGTTCTAGCATCCACAACCTTATTCGTCCAGAAGTCGCGCTTAGAGTTAAAGCACTCATAAAAGTAGCCAGTGTTGCGCCGTGGGTTAGAGAACGCCAACCAAAGGCGGTTCGGTGTGTTCTCGGTAAAAAAGCCAGCCGTCACAGCCCAGATCGAGTCGTCAATACCGCTGGCCTCGTCAAAGATCACCATCACACCATCAAAGTTGTGGACACCAGCATAAGCATCTGGGTTCTCTGCGCTCCACAACCGGCCCTCAACAGCCCAATACCTTGTGCCTTTTTTGAGGTCTTTCTCAACCAGTTCAGTCAACCACGTTGCCGGCGTGATCTTGGTGGCCGCAACCTCAAACCAGTGGCTGTTAATGCTCATGGCCAACCACTTCGTAATCTCAGCCCAAGTCACCGCACGCAGCTGTGCTTCGCTGTTGGCCGAAATGATCGTTGTTGAGCCAATGCGCGTTGATAGCATCCAGATGGTGAGCCAGCTGACTAAGGCTGATTTGCCGATACCACGGCCAGAAGACACCGCACTGCGCAGGGTGTTGAAGTCTATCTTGCCCTGGTTGTCTTTGATGTGGTTGCTGATTTCGCGCAGGACTTCCCTCTGCCACTTGCGTGGCCCCTTGAAGTTCGCCAGTGGCGTGTTCTCTTGGCCCCAAGGGAAGGCAAACAGCACAAACGCCTCTGGGTCATCGGCAATCGCCGGTGTCCACAGCGTGGCCATCAACTCTTGTTCGTCTTCGGGCTTGTAGATCGTGGTTTGCATTTATTTTGTTCTGACAATCAACTGATTGACCGGAACGTCGTAGCTTTGATAGGGAAAAGTGGCTATGCGTTCTTGAGGCGTCATGTTCATGCGAGTTTGCACTGCTCTGGCTTCGGCTTCGCCGGCAAGACGCTGATACAAATCAAATTTTGCTTGTTCGCTGTGATAAGCAAGTAACGCTTTTTCATCTAATTCACGCGCCTCTTTTTCAAGTTTTAAACCTTTTTTGCGGGCGCCAGGCTTGACAATCTTTGTTGGATCAAGCGGGTCATTAGCGCTAGACATCCTAAACATTTCTTGTGCTTGTTCTCTTTTTTGTTTTGCAATTTCTTCAAGCGTCAAAATCATTGTTTGTGGATCACCACCCCCTGCAAAACCTTCTCTTTGCTGTACAGCGTGTTGAAGCTCATGCAACATTGTTGATCTATTTACAGCTCCATTTTCGCTAATAGGAACACCAATATTGTCCCTTTCGGTTTCGTAATATCCGCCCTTTCTGCCAGGCTTCAAAAAAACGCCAATATTTTTTGTGTCGGGATATGCCGCCGATAGTTCTGGGTGCAACAAAGCCTTTTGCCTGCGAACTACGGTTGAATTTCCTCTTTCTAAATCTGTTCTTTCACCCCAAGAATAAAGTTTGTGGCCAGGCATTGAATTAGCGTCACTAATCTCTTGCCTCAATTTGCCTTCTGACCCCCTAAATGTGCCAGTAGCTGCCCAGATTTCTTCAGGTTTTGCGCCAGCCTTTTCCATCTCTAACGCTTTATTTGCAGCAGCCTGATTCCATGTCTTAGAAGTAGGGCCAACAAAAATCTGGCTTTGCGTACCCTGCGCCATTCCCTGCAACATCTCAGCCGGCAACCCACCGCGCTCCATGATGCCTGGCACAACCCTCTCCGCATAACGCTCACCAGCCATGCCAGCTTTCATTGCCGCCTGCCTTGCAGCCCTTGCCGCTTGCAGTGTGGCCATAGTCGCAGGCTGCGCTACAGGCGCCACCGCCATGGCCGCTTCTAATGCCTCCGGCCTGATGCGTGTCGTCATGCCTGCACCAGTTGTTAGGGGTTCGCCATAGGACAGGCGATCCAGTGTCTGGCTAATCGCCGGCATCGATAAGAACCGCGCCGTGCCCTGCATCTGCTGGGTGCGCTGGGGTGAATAACTCTGCGCTATCAGGTCAGCCAGTGCGCCCAAATACTCGTTGCGCTGGGTTGCGCTCAAAGTGTCTTGGTACGCCAACATGTTTGCTGGGCGCTGGGCTAGGGCGTTGTTAATTGGCATGGGGCAGATGTTAAATCATTTTTTTAAAAAATAAAAATAAAAAATGTTTGCGGGGCTACCGTTCCCGCGGCCCTTTCGCGCCGGCCCTACCCCCGCCCCCTCGGCCATCGGTGGCAGGCCATAGGCGTTGTCCACAGGCAGTTATGCACACTTGTCCACAATTGCTTGTGCATAACTTTATTTGTAATGCTTTGATACTCTTAAATCTGTGGATAACTTAGGGTCAACTTAACATAATGGACACTGTATAAAGTAGAAACGTATTTTCTGCTTTCCGAGCCTTCTTTTCGTTGCGTCTGCGCAACGTGTCGGCGCGCGTGCGTAGTTCACAAAAATCTATGCAAAAAGCGCATAACCTTGTCTTTTACGCCTGTTTCGCCTCAACATCAACCACGTTACTGTCGTCATTTAAGACGCGCTGCTTTGCTTCTTTAAGCGCATCCATGACGCTAATCCGGTTGTCTGTTACTGCAACATCAATGCGATCACCATAGACTTTAGGCTTCAGCTTGCTTGCAACCCACTTGCGTGCATCTACTTGCATACGCTTCTGTTGTACCCAAGCGCTTGCTAACGGGCCTTCAAGGCCGTCTGGCATCTGTTCGTCAGCCAACTCTAGGATCTCTTCAGCCAAGCGGTCTGCACGGCTTTCAATGGCCTTCTCGTACATTGTGCGGAACTCAGGGTTGTTTTTAACCATGAGCATGACGGCATGGTATGACGGCATTCCTTCTGCCTTAATTGCTGTGCTTAAACTTTTGCCAAG